AGCCGCCTCAGGGAATATTAATCGAATAGCACTAAAGAACGCTTTGGTAAGAAGAAAACAAAGATAAACACTAGCAGTAAGAAGGTAACTATAAGGATACTATAATGGCTGTAACGCTACTAGACATAGACGAGGCTGGTACAGACACATACGGGTCTAACAAGATATGTCAGTCCATTACACCAGATGCAGACTGGCTAGTGGAGACAGTATGGATAGGTGTGATATGGGCAGGCAACCCCGTAACGTGTTACATAATGGATGATGATAGCAACAAGCCCGGTAGCACCCTGGCTACTTCAGATGCCCAGGCGGTAGTAGGCGCACCCACAGACCCCTCCCCTGAGACATTTACGTTCACACCATATCAGTTGACATCGGGTGTTAAATACTGGCTTGGGTTTTGGAGTTCGGGTGATGCGTATACAATACGAACTAACAATAGTCCATATTCTGGCGGTAGTATTGGGTACCACAACAGTGTGATCTGGATAATAGATGCTTCCTATGATATGAAGAAGCTAAAGGTCAACGGCACCATAGTTACAAGTGGTGCCGTGATTAGTTCTGTCGCTAGGCGGGGCAGTATACTGAGAAGACGAAGATAAACACTAACTAATTGGAGGACAGAAAATGGCACAGAACTTTGTAGAGTTTGCAACAACCATCTCAACCGCTGACGGTGACACCGTATCAGCAGCTTTCCAGATCAGGAAAGACGCTATGTTTATAGGGATATACGTCAGTGACATGGCCGACAGTGCCGACATCACTCTGACCATGTGTCCTACCGCAGGCGGGACGTATGCGCCAGTAGCTGATCCCCTGGACGGTGAGGCACTAATAATCCTGGCGAGTGGTACGGACGTAGGGTACATTGATATTTCTAATTATATCATGGGTATCCCCAGCACGTACTACTTCAAGCTTAAATTCAGTGCGGCCCAGGCTACGGGTTCGGCAGGATCGACGGCTACGCTACTAGAGAAGGCGTAAGGAGTTATCGTGAGACAGCCAAAGAAGCCAAAGAGGGACGGTAGGGCAGCGACTGACAGGATCGTAGAGGACATCAGGGTAAGGCAAATCCTTGGGGACGTGCTAGACCTTGTCCTTAACGCTACGTCACCAGCGCAGCTAAAGAAGGTCCTTAACTCAGCCTCATGGCAGATAAAGAAGGCCATACTTGTAGAGGCGCTTGAGTTGGGTCACATTGAACGAGCCAACAACCTTGCTACTCAGATACTGAACCTGACAGAAGTCAAAGAGAAGAAACTCTCCGGTGGCTTCGGTGTAGACATCAATCAGAACCTTCAGATACTGATGGCAGAGATAACGGATGTGCCATTTGAAGCACTCGCAGACAGAGCAAGACAACTTGCAGACATTAAACTCCTTGGAACTGGGCCTGATCGAAGAAGAGATGAAGCGCCAGAATCCGGAGAAGTATTATTGGTGGAAGATGGAGCAGTATCGGGATAACCCGATTGCCTTCGTCAGGGAAATGATTGGTGCAGAACCTACACACCATCAGATACAAGCCATGACGGCTCTAGCCAATGGTACGCATGTCTCAATAAAGTCAGGTCACGGTACCGGGAAGACCACCTATCTAGCCTGGTCTATTCTATGGTGGAACTATACCAGGAAGAACGCCCGCATACCGTGTACTGCACCAACGGAAGCGCAGTTAAAAAATGTGCTTTGGGCAGAGCTTTCGTTGTGGCACAATGAGATGGATACGTTTTTTAAAGACAGATTCATGATCACCAGTGACAGGATGTATCATGTTGACCACGACAAGACGTGGTTTGCAGTTGCCAGGACAGCAAGATCGGAGAAGCCTGAAGCATTGCAGGGTTTTCACGGTGAGAACCTACTGTTTATAATTGACGAGGCTTCCGGTGTTGCCGAAGAAGTTTTCACAGTTGTTAGAGGTGCATTGACTGAAGAAGATAACCGTTGTGTTATGACCTCCAACCCAACTAGGACAACCGGGTTCTTCTACAATTCTCATACCCTCTGGTCAGGTGACCCGTGGGATTGCAAGACCTTTAACGGTGAAGACTCTCCCCGTGTTAGTGAACGGTTCGTGAGGGAGATAGCGATTGAGTTTGGCGAGGACTCAGACATGTACCGGATCAGGGTACTGGGTCAATTCCCCGTGGAGTCCGACTTTACGCTGATACCCAAGGACTGGGTGATGGAAGCGTTTGATCGTGAGGCATCATCTGTTAAGCGTTTATCAGATAAGAACTTTGACGCAGCCGGGGTGGACGTTGCCCGGTACGGTGAGAACAAGACAGTATTTGTGCTGGTTAAGGGAGTCACCGTCGTTGGTATCAAGCAGTACCCCAAACAAAGCACTATGAAGACGGCTGCACAGGTAGTGGCCCTATGCGGGGCCGTAGAGCCAAACAACATCAAGATCGACGAGATCGGTGTTGGTGGTGGTGTGGTGGATCGTGCGGTAGAGCAGGGGTACAACGTCACGGGTGTGGATGTCGGAAGGAGGGCGATAGACAAAGACAAGTTTGCTAACCTCCGTGCCGAATACTTTTGGCAGTTGAGGAAGCGGTTCGAGGAAGGCAGCATATCTCTTCAGCCGCTAAAGAAGACACTCACCCGGCCCGACATGGTAAAGTTTGTAGAGCAAATTTGTTCAATACGATACGAGCATAACCCCAGCGGTAAGATAGCGATATGGTCTAAGGAGAAAATGAGGCGAGATGGTCTAAAGTCTCCTGACCTTGCTGACGCTCTCATGCTGGCGTTTGCCGACTATTATCCTGAGATATACAAGCCGACAAGGACGGGGGCGCTTCAGAAGTGGAGTGACAAATTAGAGGAAGCACCCACACAGCATGAAGACCCCTTCGAGCAGTTCGCCCAGGAGTTTCACCAGGGGGATGGGTACAGGACTGAAACGGAAGAACTAACGGAGAGAGAGGACGGCATGATATGGAATTAGATTTATTGTCTTTCGCAGTAGGTATGTTCGCAGGCGGTGGGTCCCTTGGGATTGGCCTTGTGGTTGGTCTGATGATGGACAGAGGCACGTTTACCAGGCAAGTCAAGGACAAAGAGTTTGATCCTGAAGCTGAGGTGATTAGCGAAGAGTTCTTTGAGGAAGCTTGGGAAGGTGAAAAGGTTGAAGAGGTAGGGGACTTCCCCACCGACGCACAACTAGAGGCGCTTCACAGGCACAGCACTTACTAGTAAGTCCAGACAATGTGGACATAGCATACACTCTACAAGAGGTGATTTATGAGTAAGAAGGAAGAGAAACGTCAGGTTACATACAAAAAGAAACCAGAGGCTCCTAAGCACTTTAGTGGAATTTCAACACCTGGGGAGCCGAAACTCTCAGGGTCAGCAAAGATGCTCAGTGACGTAGAGAACTTCCAGCAAGAGGAAGTTGAAAAGACGCTACCAAGTACCCCAGTAGACATCCTGTGCGTACACTGCAAAGACCGAGTGGGGTACATTATACCAAGCGAATGCAGGCTACCTCTTACGGGCGCAATGATACACCCTCACAGGGGGTGTGAAGGTTGGCCTCTGCCTGCACCGGGCCAAGGGCCACTAGAGTTCATTTGCCCTCACGCCTTAGATGAAGGTGGTGACCTTCACCTTTTTATTAACATAACAGAGGGGCAACATGAGAAGGCTAACAGTTTCTTCTCAGCTAAAGACTACAAGCCCTTTAATGTGGTCGAAGTCCTAGAGACACGATTCTGTCTCTGTGGCTGCGGTGAAAAGGTGCGGGGAGAGAAGAAAAACTACACTGGTCTTGAGTGTTGGAAGCGCCACATGATGGACCTTCACGGTGAGGAAATGACCACAGAAGAGGACCAGCCCCAGGGGACATTGTGTCCGTGCGGCTGCGGGGGAGAGGTGAAAGGCAAGAATAAATTTGCCGATTCGCTGAACTGCTATCGCAGGGTTCAGGCTGAGGCTAAAAAAGTGGAGATAGAAGATGGCACAAGAGATTCCTAAGGTTGCACAGGCTACCAAGAAGGCGGCAGACGGGGCGGTTTCCACCAAGCAGAAGGAGAATCTTCAGCCCGAAGAGAAGGCACTGACCACCTGTATCATTCCCGAAGAGAGTCATGAGAACGTGGGTCACTATTGCTTCTCCGTACTGGGTGAAGTTGTCAAGGATAAGGACAAGAAGAAGCTCCCTGCGAAGTGGTTACGCAATTATGAGTTATACCGTGCCAAGCATTGGAAGAGTCAGGGGAAGACAAGGCTCTCCACGGTTAACTTAATATGGAACTACATCACAAGAACTGTCAGTCTATTGACTGATCAGAACCCAACTTTCGACATACATGCCGAGAATGATAAGATAGCGCAGAAGATACATAAGGTAGCCAGGTACTGGTGGAACGAAGAGGAACAACAGTCTGTACTGGCAGACTCCGTGACGGTGTCAGAGATTAACGGTTGTGTTATTGAAAAGACCGTCTTCAATCCAACACTTAATAACGGTATAGGGGAAGTTGAAACAATAACAGTTGATCCGCATAACTTCGGCTTCTGGCCCCTGGACGAGAAAAGACAGCAAAAATGGGAAGCTGCCCTACACTACTACACAATACCAGTCAACCAGGCACGTAGGTTCTGGCCCGACATGGCCGACTACATCACCTCAGATAAGCTCTGGCGTGATAAGCTTGGCGAAGGCAGGCGAGAGATTTTCGGTGGAACCACAAGCTCCACACGGAAGGAACATGGTGACTTTGGTGTAGATCATGCTACCTATACAGGTAATATAGAGGACCTTTCAAAGGTCATGGGCGGTGAGGGTGATGTACTGATCCTTGAGTTTTGGGTTAAAGACTTTACCCTGGAGCAGGTGGAGGTCCAGCCAGCCGTCACGGTAGACGATGGTTTCGGCAATATCCTTCATAAGGAAGCGGAAATGGGTAACCAGCCCAAGTACCCCGGCAACATCAGGTGTATCACATGCTGCAACGGTGGGGACATCGTCCTGAGTGACCGAAGGAACCCCTCAATCAATCCGCTGCTTGATCCTGAGTTGGCTTCTATGACCTATCTATGGTCAAGGTTTCCGTTTGTTAAGGCTGAATCCAACAAGGACATAGTCTCCCCGTGGGGCTTCAGTTCTATAGAGCAGCTTGAGATGATGAATTTTGAGATCGACAAGTGCCTGAGTCAGTTGAATATAATTAAGGACAAGGCTGTCAGAAGTCCTATAATCAACCCCAGGAACGCACAGGTACCCAACAGCGCCTTTACCAACGCCCCAGCGAAGGTTATTAATCCCAAGGATCATGTGGTAGGAGCGGCAATTCAGCACATGAAGCCACCTCCGCACCACCGAGACATCGAACAGATACTTGGCATCTACCGTGAGATGTTCGACAAGATAGCCGGGATTTTTGACATGACTGACCCCTCCATAGCTAAGGGCCGCATGGCCTTTAAGACTGTGGCTACCATCCTAGAGTCGATGCACACTATGTTGCGTAGTAAGATCAGGGGCTATGGCAAGATGATCAGAGAGAGGGGCCGTATGTGGCTCTCACACGCTCAGAACTGGTACACTGAGGAACGTATGTTCTTTGTCGAGCGAGAGGGTGGGTCCACCGAGACTGGTCAGATACTTGGCAAGGAAATGATTATACCACTCCACTTCAC